GTGCTAGAACGGGAAAGATACAAGTTTTTATAAGACTTTATGGCGGACCCAACGAGCAAGACAGTAGGTATTGGAAAGACGTTAGTTACATCAGTCCATTTTATGGACATACCACTCCGCCTAGTCCAAAAGAAGGCACAGGGAGTTTTGTGCAAAACAAACACAGTTATGGCATGTGGTTTACACCACCAGATGTTGGCACAGAAGTAATTTGTGTTTTTGTAAATGGTGATCCTAACCAAGGTTACTACTTTGGCAGTGTGGTAAATCACGATGCTCACCACATGGTACCTGCAATTGGCGCACGAACAAATTATGTACGAGGCGAAACACCCAATCCATACTACGCTGAAAGCACACAATTACCAGTGGTTGAACTCAATGATGCAAATGAAGAACTGGCAGACAGCGGCAGATTCTTTGACAGCACAAGACCTGTACACGATAGTGTAGCAGGAGTATTATTGGATCAAGGTTTGATTAATGATACTGTAAGAGGAAGTATTGGTAGTAACAGTTACCGTGAAACACCAAGCACAGTGTATGGTATTAGCACACCAGGCCGTCCAATATATGATGGAGGTTTACGCACAGAAGACTTAACTGCTAGGCTAGAAGAAGATGCCGATGATCCAGGCACTTTACCAATAAGTCAGTTGAATATTATTGGTAGACAAGGCGGACACAGCATTGTAATGGATGACGGGGACAGCAACGGTAACGATCAACACTTCAGAATCAGAACCAGCACTGGTCATCAAATTATGATGAGTGACAGTGGTGATACGCTACACATTATTCATGCCAATGGTAGAAGTTGGTTTGAACTTGGTCCAGAAGGCACAGTGGATTTTTATGCTGCAAACAGTTTTAATGTTCGTGCAGGCCAAATTAATCTACACGCAGACTCAGGAATCAATGTTAACAGTGGGTTGAGTATGAATCTCAAGTCTGGTGGTGTTATGAACATTGAGAGCCAACAATTACAACTCACTGGCGAAGAAAGCATGCTAGCTTTCAGCAAAAAGTTTATTGGTTTAAAAAGTGATGGCACTCTCAGTTTACAATCTGCTAAGTCTGGAACATGGGATGCCGGGTCAAGTATGACTCTGTGGGCAACCAGTTGTATTGATCTCAATGGCAGCAAAGCGCCTTCGGTTCCAAAAACAACACCAGCGGCTGTAAACCAGTTGCCTGATACAAAATTTGAAGCCAATATAGGTTGGGTGGAGCAACCAAATGCTATTGACAGCGTAGCCAGTAGGGTACCAACACATGAACCGTGGCCTTTCCACAGTCAAGGTAGTAACACAGAAACCAATCTTGATGCTAACAATACCAGTGTACCACTAACTCCTGAAGTGCAAGAAAAAGTTAATGGCGCCCAAACACAAGAAATACTTGCTATCGACAATGACGATTTTGTTTCACAAACACCTACTGAAAAAACAGTAGGTATTCTCAAGCCTGACGTTGTAACCGGCATGCTTGCACAAGCAAATAAGGAAGTTGCTCAAGGTGCGGATGCAGTAAGTAACGCCCTTGGTGTTGGCAAGTATGGACTATCTGCAGATCAATTGGAAGCAACAGGATATCTCAAACAAGGTATAAGTGAATTATACAAGACAGAGCTACAAACTGATGCAACTAGTATATTACAGAGCCCTGGATGTTGGTCAGGTAAAAACGATGTTACCACAATAACTGATTTCCTCAGCGATCCAAAACTACAAGATGATACCAAGGTTGAACTTTTCCAAAAAGGTTTAAAAGACTTGCAAAGCAACGGTATTATCAGTGGTGCCGAAAGTGTAAAAAATGTAGCAGGATTGGTACAGGCAAGTGCCAAAGAGCCTATTGCTAATATCAAAAAATGGATCAACAATCAACCATTGGACACAAGCATAACCAGTGAAATACAAAAGCAAGTAAAAGGCGGGCAATATGCCAGTGAGTTTACAGAAACTATTGTGAGCAGTGCAAATAAAGGTTACAGTACCGCTACAACAAACACAGTTGGTGGTGTCACCCAAACAGAAGTTAACCAAGCAGTGCGTACAACCAATACGACCACTAAGACCGACCCAGTGGTTAAAAGCACCAAGCGTGAGCTTGTAGAAACTGGCGATCCTGTTTTGATTGCTAAGTTAGAATCTCAAATTACAGCAATTAAAAACCAAATCAGACAAGCGGCTCAAGATTATAGAGCACAGAACCCTGGATCTACAATAACAGACTGGTTGGATAGCAGTACATATCAGTCTCTTAGTGCCAAGCAACAAAGATTGGAATCCGAGCTTGACAGGGCCAGAACATACAAATACGTGGTAACTACCACATAATTTTACGGTAAATATAAGATGGCAACTTTCGTAGGATACAACAGCATTAACCAGTACAAAAGATTTGTACTAACCGACTTTGAGTTAATCAAAAGGGATTTGCTCAATTACTTCAATATACGTCAAGGCGAAAAAGTTGGTAGACCAGATATTGGTACCACAATGTGGACCTATGTTCACGAACCTCAAACAGATGAAACAGTAGAAGCAATCCGCACAGAAGTTATGCGAGTGGTCAGTAAAGATCCAAGAGTTGTAGTTACAGATTTAACAGTGTATCCTCAGGATACAGGCATATTGGTAGAGCTTCAAGTGCAAGCAATAGGTGGCAGTGCTAGTGAGTTAATAGCATTATTTTTCAACCAAATTACTAACACAGCAGACTATGCATAATATACGCACTTTATTACTACCATAAATACTCTATCGGAAGGTATTATGGCAAAGACAACTAGACAAACAGCAATTTTTGGAGTCGAAGACTGGAAGCGCATCTATCAAACATATAGAGAAGCTGACTTTCAAAGTTACGATTTTGAATCCCTAAGAAAGAGTTTTGTAGACTATCTAAGACTCTATTATCCTGAAACTTTTAATGATTATATTGAAAGCAGTGAATTTATTGCCCTACTGGATGTGATGGCTTTTATGGGTCAGTCACTGAGCTTCCGCAACGATTTAAACACCCGTGAAAATTTCCTTGATACTGCTGAACGCAGAGACAGTGTTACCCGTCTTGCTAACCTAGTTGGATACACGCCAAAGCGTAATCAAGAAGCACAAGGTTATCTCAAGGTGAACAGTGTTACTACCACAGAAAATATTCAAGACTTCAATGGAGTCAATCTTAGTAACACAACAGTATTTTGGAATGACACAACCAATGGAGATTGGTTAGAGCAATTTACAACAATAGTAAATGCTGCCATGGTAAGCAGTCAGAGATATGGACGTCCAGGAGAAAGTTCAACAATAAATGGTGTGCAAACAGATGAATACACCTTGAACTTGATCAATGGATTCTTACCAGTAATACCATTTACCAGCACAGTTAATGGCACTAACATGTCATTTGAAGCAGTTAATGCAACCAGTGTAAACAGCACCAGCATTTACGAGCCAGCACCACAGGCAAATGGTGCTTTCAACGTGCTCTATCGCAATGATCAGATGGGTTATGCAAGTGCAAACACTGGTTTCTTCTTTTACTTTAAACAAGGCAGTCTACAAAACTTAGATTTTAGCCTTGCTGAAAGAGTAAAAAATAGAATTGTAAATGTTAACATTGAAGGAATCAACAATAATGATGTATGGTTGTTCCAAATTAACCAACAAGGCAACGTAACCAACGAGTGGACCAAAGTAGAAAACATTTACGCTGTTGAAAATCAACAGTTAACCACGGCACAGAAAAACTTTTTTGCAGTAACCAGCAGAACCAACGATCAAATTAATCTTAATTTTGGTGATGGTGTGTTTAGCAATATTCCTGTTGGAAGTTTCAGAGCCTATGTTCGTGCGAGTAATGGTTTGCGTTATGTTATCAATCAAGAAGACATACAAAACGTAAACATCAGCATCTCATACATCAGCAGATCAGGCAGACAAGAAGCAATTACATTCAACTGTGGATTGAGTCAGCCAGTGAGCAATGCAACTGCTCGTGAAACTATTGCAGATATTAAAAATAGAGCACCTGCAAGATTCTATACACAAAACAGAATGGTCAACGGTGAAGACTACAACAACTTCCCTTACACATTATACGGCACAATTATCAAGAGTAAGGCTGTAAATCGTAGCTCAATTGGAACCAGTCGTTACCTTGACCTTGTTGATATAACAGGCAAGTACAGCAGTACAAATGTTTTTGGCAGTGATGGTTTGTTGTATGAAACAACACAAACGCCAAGTTTTGATTTCACTTGGAGTGATTTAAACGACATTGAAGGTGTCATTCGCAACCAGGTTGAACCTATTCTCAAAAGCAG